CCTGCCGTCAGATTCCACCAGCCCTCGATGTATGCCGACGCGCTCATAGGCATATACGAAAAATTCAAGAGGGAAGCAGACGAACTCTCCATACCTTCCTTTGCTCATGGCGATACCGACGTCAAGGGCGCCGGGAATACCGCGTCCGGCCTGTCCATGCTTATGACAGCCGCCACCAGAGGCATTAAAGACGTCATCTGGAATATCGACACCGATATCATCCAGCCTTCCATAACCAAGATGTTCAACTTCAACATGCTCTACGACGAAGACGAGAGTATCAAGGGCGACTGCCAGATAAAGGCTCGCGGCTCCTCATCGCTCATGGCGAAAGAACAACTCTCACTCCGCAGAACCGAATTTTTGATGGCGACCAACAACCCGGTTGACATGCAAATCATCGGACTCGAGGGCAGGAAATTCATGCTCAAAGAAAGTGCCAAATCGCTCGACTATCCGGTCGATAAAGTCATCCCGGACAACAACCTTGTAAGCCAGATAAATCAACAGGGAGTTACAACACAGATAAACCAGAACAGCGGTCAACTCCCGCCCGGAGGCGAAAAGACGACCGACAAGGCCGGAAATCCGGTCGCCGGAGAGGATTCTGCGCTGTTTGCACAAAAAAAAGGCAGTTCGTTTTAGGTCAACGCGGAAATATTTGATTTGATTAATAAAAAGTATGTGTAGTCTACATGTACCCTACACGTACCATACATGTAGGCTACGTGTACCAGAGAAACGAAACGAAAGAAACGAAAGAAACGAAACGAATGTATGGTGGTGTAGACTACATGTAGACTACATGTACCCTACACGTAGGGTACAAAGCGAGAGAGGATTAAACATGAATTTGATTTCACCAGACATGAGAACCATCCAGGCAATTCTCGACATCAATTCCATTGACCACTCCAAGATTGAGGCGTGGCTAAGTGAGAATCTTGAGAAGGCAAAATACGACTGCATCATGTTCCAAAACGAGGTTGACCTGCGGCAGGCTCAAGGCCGGGCAAAGGTACTTGACGAGCTCGTGTATATCTTCCGGGAAGCACAGCATCTTCGAGACATAGCGCAAAAAAACAAAATCGAGGAGGTCCACTCAAATGCAGAACCAGGAGCGTACTGAGCTGAGATGCCCGCATTGTGAAGAGCTCATAGCGGTTACGTCCCGCATGGACTTCGAGGTATCGGCCTCTCAAAACATCGATGCGCTCGAGTTCGTTTGCCCTCGCGCACGGTGCAGAAAAAAAATATACGTGAAAATGCTTGACACAAACAGGGTTGTTGTTTACAATGCGACCAATGGCGAGCAGATGGCCCGGATATAACGAATGTCACGTATCACCCACCGGAGAACGACACATCGAGAGCTCGCTCTGTAATTGCTCTCCGAAATTGCACTACCGCGATGAGCACAGCAAGGGCGAGATATGGGTTCATAGACTTTTTGACAAAAGCGATTTTCGAGAATACGACGAATCCAAGATTATAATTTTCAACTTTCCGAAAGGACCCATAACACATGACCACGCTTATCAGGATTGAATATCTCGAAGGCACCAAGCCTGTTGCGATAATGCCAGTGACACCAGAGGGTATCCCACTCCAGTCTCATCCGGTAATCATCAACGGCAAGGGTGCTTCTGCCAAAGAGTATGTTTATTCTTCGGGCAAGGCGTTGTCGATATGCGAAGCTCAAGTGACAGCAGAAAGCCCGGAGGTCGAACCCGGAGGTCTACCGGGAAACTCGAAGGATTAAACAAGATTCCCACAAGCGAAGGAGCTTCGAGTAGCAGGAAAGGGATATAGGGGCTTGCGTTGACTTGGGTGGCGCAAGTAAGCCGGGGTCAGCGGATTACACCTGGAAGCCCAAGCGAGAAAGAGGCTCCCTGCGGATAATTAAAAAACCGCAGAATACGAGATAAGCAGGAAGGTGCTGACCCCACCTTCCCATCCAAAAAACTAAATACGCGCCTCACGCAGGCCGATGAAAAAGGAAAATCCTTTTTTGCCGGCCTTTTTTATTTTCAGCAATTCAACCCAGGAACACCGACAGGCTCCGGGGATGAAAATACGCGAAGTAACCGGCGAACACCTGCGAGGGCTCGTCCGGTGCCAAGACCGTCAAGGCGGCTGGCAGGAAAGGTCAATATGGCATTACCAGAGGCCCTGAGAAAGGCTGAGGAGACGGCAAACGAGGCTCACAAGGCAGTCTACCCCGACCAGTACAAAACTGACGAGGAGAAGGCCAAAGACGCTCAGGAACACCGAGAACCCGGAAAGGAGAATACCGATGCGGCTCTCCAGGCGGGAAACCCCGGCTCCGATGAGGCGAAACCCAAAGAGGGTGAGGGTCAACCGGCAGCTCAGGAAGGTATCAAGACCGACGGCGAAGATTGGCGTCAGAGATTTTTGGTTCTTCAGGGCAAATATAACGCGGAGGTTCCCACCCTTCATGCGAAGGTAAAAGACCTCGATGCTGAACTGGCTACTCTCAGGAGCGGTCAGGCGGTACAAAAACCTGATGACAAGAAAAATCCCGACGCGCTCGAATCGAAACTGGCGAAGTACCGCGAGGAGTTCGGTGATGACGTCGTGAACATGGCTCTCGATATCGCAGAGTCAAAGGCTTCTGAAAAGGCCACCGTCGTCACACAGGAAGTCGATAAGAAGCTCGGAGAGGATGCCTGGGGTAGGTTTACAGCGAGGCTTTCCGGTATGGTTCCTGAGTGGGAGGCCGTCAATTCGTCAGCCGACTGGAAAAGATGGCTCGGACAGATTGACACGGCGACCGGCAAGACAAGGCAGGCACTTCTCGACGAAGCCAGCGGTGCTCTCGACGCCGTAAGGGTTGCAGGTATCTTCAAGCAGTTTGCAGGAGCTTCTACGGCAGAACAAAACAAAAAGGCCGAGCTTGAGTCAATGATTCAGCCCGGTAAGGGCAAAGGCGGCGCACCGATGCCGACCGACAACAAAAACGAAAAAGTCTTCACTCGCAACGAGATATCCAAATTCTACGACGATATGCGGCGAGGGGTTTATAAGGGGCGCGAAGCTGACGCCAACAAACTCGAGGTAGAAATCAATAACGCCGTTATGTCAGGCAGAGTAAGATAGCTCTCGTTTCAGGGGTGAAGGCAGGAGGATAACATGGCTTTTCCTGGCGTTGCGGGACACCCCGTATATGGTTCTACCGGCACCAACAACTTCGTACCTGAAATCTGGAGCGGAAAGCTCCTCGTCAAGTTTTACGACGCCACCGTTTTCGGTGAGATAGCCAACACCGACTACGAGGGAGAGATAAAGTCTCACGGTGACAAGGTAATAATCAGGACCGTCCCTAACATCACCATCAGAACCTACGTCAAGGGCGTGAAACTCACCAGTGAGCAGCCCGAGTCCCCGAGCACGGAGCTCCTTATCGACAAGGGTGAATACTTTTCCTTCACCATCGACGATATAGACAAGCACCAGTCTGACCTGAACCTCATGGGCAAGTGGTCAGAGGACGCTTCCGAGCAGATGAAGATAAAGATAGACACCAACATCCTTGGTTCCGTTTACGCCGATGCTCATACTCAGAACAAGGGCCTGACCGCCGGGCGCAAATCGGCATCTTTCAACCTCGGCGTTACCGGCACTCCGTTCGCCGTAACCAAGCTCAACATCCTCGACGCTATCGTGGATGCTGGTACTGTTCTTGATGAGCAGAACATCCCGGAAACCGGCAGGTTCATGGTTTTCCCGGCCTGGATGTGCGGCCTGCTGAAGAAGTCTGACCTCAAAGATGCTTCGCTTACCGGCGACGGCGCCTCGGTGCTCAGAAACGGCAGGATAGGCATGATAGACAGGTTCACCATCTACCTGTCGAACAATGTGTCGTCTGTGGTCGATGGTGCGGACACCTGTTACAACACGATATTCGGCCACAAGTCGGCAATCACCTTTGCGTCGCAGTTGACCAATATGGAGACCCTAAGGGCGGAAAGCACCTTCGGCAACATAATCAGGGGGCTTCAGGTCTACGGGTATAAGACCCTGAAGACCGAATCCCTCGGCCACCTGTACGTGAAGAAGGGCTGAAATTA